GCGGTGAAGCAGGATGGCTTGGCGTTGGAGTATGCAAGTAATGAGTTGCGTGGCGATAAAGAAGTTGTAATGGAAGCGGTGAAGCAGGATGGCTATGCGTTGCAGTATGCGAGTGAGGAATTACGCAATGACAAAGAGGTGGTACTGGCAGCGGTTGGTTACAATGGGAATTTCTTGAGGAGTGGGCGTGCGTTGAAATATGCGAGTGAGGAATTGAGGAATGATATAGATGTGGTTAGGGCAGCTTTGAGTAAGTCTTGGGACGCGGTTAACTATGCAAGTAGGCAAATCCAACGTAACATTATCCAAGATTGGCTAGGAATTAAAGAGTAAAAAATGATTAAGAACAAAAGTACGAAAGAGAAAATACTGTCGAGCCTAAAGTTTAACACAATTGGGTTGGTTTATGCGGGTGATGACTTGCTGGCTGATCGTGAGTTTATCCTTGAAGCGATGGAGCGGCAAGTAAGTGCGTTGGCGTATGCGAGTGGAGACCTGCTGGCTGATCGTGAGTTTATGCTTGACGCGATGAAGCGGCAAGTAAGTGCGTTGGATTATGCGAGTACTGAGCTGAGGGTTGATCGTGATTTTATGCTTGAAGCCGTGAAAACGAACGGGCTCGCCTTGGCGTACACAAGTAAGAGATTGCAGGCTGATCGCGACCTCGTCATGGCGGCGGTTAAGCAGGATGTTCGGGCGTTGCGGTGGGCAAGTAAGGAATTAAAAGGTGAGTTCGACGATGATTAAGCCAACTTTAACTTATGACTCACTAACGCAAGAGTATTTTTATGCTTGCAGTCGCGAGGAGAAAGACATACCGAAACAGTGCCGGATGAAGTGGTCAGCTGGAAACACAGCTTGGAAAACTAAAGACTGGGCGTTAGCCATGAGAGCCGCAGAGCTTTCAGGTATAGGGACTGCCATGTTCAAAGATAAACTAATTAAGCCACCAGCTCGGCTCACCCTACCGGATTTTTTATATGACTACCAGAAGGAAGGCATCCAAACGATCGTGGCCAATAAAAACCTATTGTTGGCCGACGAGCAAGGGCTAGGAAAAACGGTACAAACCATTGAGGCCTTGCGGTACATAGACGCTCGACGCATTTTAGTATTGTGTCCGGCCTCACTAAAGTATATGTGGCAGGAACAATTTGACCAATGGTCGGACAACCTACTCACCCAAGTAGTAAAAAACGGGAAGTCTATAATCGATCCGCCAAAAAATTGGGAGATACCGCCTTATGACCCGGTACAATTTAATCCAGAGGACGAACACCCATTAACTCCGGTTCAGATTAACGGTGAGTCCAGAATCATACAACCATGCAACGTCGTCATTGCTAACTACGATCTGGTGTCTAAACGGTATATCTATGAGCAGTTACGCGCATGGGCCCCCGATATGGTGATCTATGATGAAGCGCATTACCTTAAGAACCCCACGTCCAAACGGGCCAAGGCGTCGTTTCTCCTGGGGGCTAACGCTAACCGGCGGCTGATGCTTACTGGTACCCCGATGCTTAACCGGCCTATCGAGCTTTATAGCATACTTCGGTTTTTAAAACGAGAAGCTGTGGAACCGTATGACAATTATAAAAAATACGGGTATAAGTTTTGTAACGGTAAAGAGGGCCCATTTGGTTTTGATGTTAAGGGAGCAAGTTGTACCGACGAGTTAAACTACAGGCTCAAACGCACGGTCATGCTCCGGCGGCTAAAGGCCGATGTGCTTACCGATCTACCGAGCAAGACGATGCAGATTATTCCCATGGAGCAAACCAAAGACACTAAAAAGATAGTCAAGCAGGAAGGATTGTTTGATGTAAATAAGATTTTAGAGAAGCCGGACGCCAACCTTATTGGCGAGATGGCTACTATCCGTCGAGAGCTTGGAGAAGCTAAGTTACCCCAGAGCATTAGTTACATTAAAGATGTAATGGCAAGTGGCGTTGAGAAGGTTGTGGTGTTTGCGTATCACAAGTCAGTATGCGAGGGGCTGTACGAAGCGTTTAAAGACGACGGTGCGGTGCTAGTCTATGGCGGTACGGCTTCAACTGATCGCCAACGCTACGTCGATCGGTTTCAGAAAGACGCAGACACTAAAGTATTTATCGGCCAGATACAAGCTGCTGGCACTGGGCTTACCCTAACTGCAGCCAGTCATGTAGTGTTTGTAGAGAACAGTTGGGTGCCGGGCGAGATGGACCAAGCAGTCGATCGCTGCCACCGCATTGGCCAAAATAATAAAGTAACGGCGCAAGTATTGGTTGTTAAGGATAGTGTTGACCATGTTATAATGAGATCAATGTTTTTTAAGAAGAGAAGGATTAAGGAGGTTTTAAAATGAATGTGTTGAGTTTGTTTGACGGTATGAGTTGTGGCCAAATTGCGCTAGACCGCCTCGGCATAAACGTAGAAAAGTATTATGCAAGTGAGATTGACAAATACGCCATTAAGATTGCTCAGAAAAACTACCCAAACACTATACAATTGGGCGATATTAAAAACGTAAAGGGTGAAGACCTGCCAACTATTGATTTAATTTTGGCGGGGTCGCCTTGTCAAGATTTGAGTAGAGCCAAAACAGATGGCGAAGGCCTTAATGGCGAAAGGAGTGGGTTGTTTTGGGAGTATGTGAGAATTTTAAAAAAAGTAAATCCAAAATATTTTCTTTTGGAAAATGTTGTAATGAGGAAAGAGTGGGCCGATATAATAAGTAAAGAACTTGATGTAAAACCAATAGAGATAAACTCAAGCTTAGTTTCTGCGCAGAATAGAAAAAGAATGTACTGGACTAATATACCAAACATAAAACAACCAAAGGACAAGGGTATTGTGCTTGGAGATATTATCTATGATGACACATATAAGGTATTTACGGATGAAAGAATAACCAAAACAAAAAAGGCGACAAAAAATTACATTAAGTGGGATTTGAGTGGCAAAGGTTATTGGTCGCAACAAGATAGGGCTTACTTCAAAGAAAAAAAAGTATGTGCCTTACCTAAAACAAGTCCCGCTAATAAATTAAATATTGTTTTAGATTATGAAAATGATATTTATAGACGCATGCATCCAATAGAGGCTGAAAGATGTCAAAATGTACCCGATAACTATACAAGTGGGGTGAGTGATACTAAAAGACTTGAAATGCTTGGTAACGGATGGACTGTAGACGTTATTTGTCACATTTTAAAAGGAGTAGGCTATGGAAGTAATTGATCATCGAACAGAAAAACTTAGTAAGATTGTTGGGCTAGAAAAGAACCTAGACATGACGGCTCAATACGCGCCTCGACTCGTTAAACGCTTGGGGGTGGGTAGTAAACATGCGTTCCCGAGCTGTTATAGTTTCGATGCAACGTATGGGTATTTTGTAGCCAAGGACGGCAGCAAGCTCCCGGGCGCACGGGTGCATATACACCACAACCTATTGGACTTATCGGTTGTGGAAAACTGGGCACTGTCCTACGTTGACGAAATACTAGACCCAAGGAACCGAGCATTAAAGGATCTGGTTAAACGCATGGCGAATTCGTTTAGAGCCGGAGCGACCCGTGTTAGTTAAGAAAGCGAGAGATTTTGCTATTACGTATCATAAAGGACAGAAGTATAGAGGGCTGCCGTACATAGAACACTTGCGGCAAGTGGCTACGTTTTTGATATTTGAGCTTGACATTACCGATGGAGACGCGGTTGCGGCTGCGTACCTTCACGATATATTAGAGGACACTCAATGTACTGCGGAACTGCTTGAGAGAGAGTTCAATCAAGGTATCAATGCGATAGTTAGGGCGCTAACCCGATACTCGGGCGAAACCAGCGAAGACTATATTACTAGAATTCACCATGCCGGTCGTTACGCCATGGCAGTAAAAACAGCAGATCGAGTGTGCAATTTAAAAAACCTAATAATAGATGCTGAGGAAGGTACTTTAAAACTAAAACTACTAACTCGGTACGAACGCGAGCGTCAAACTATACAACGGTATTTCCCTATGGAATTTGTCGCGCATCTCGATAAGGTACACTGTTATTTGAGGGGGGTATTATGAGCGCACATTCACTATTCGGCGCATCCGCCGCACACATTTGGACTAACTGTACGGCACAGCCATGCTTGGCTTCACAAGCTAAAACATTTGAGGAGTCCAGTGATTATGCTAACGAAGGGATCACGGCGCATAATATAGCCGCCGAGATTTTAAAAGGCACGTTCTTACGAAATCTCTGCCGCGGATCGACAGGCCCCTTCGGTTCTTTACCCGACGAGATGATCGACGCAATTATCATGTACGTGAATTACGTGCGGCGACACGTTAAGAAAACCAGTAAGCTATATGTAGAGCAACGTATCCGCCTAGACTCTATTGACGGTGGTCACTTTTTTGGCACGGCAGATGCTATCGTTTCGTCCAAGACAACACTAACGGTTATCGATTTTAAGTACGGCCAAGGCATTAGTGTGCAACCAGAGAACAACCCCCAACTGCTTTACTATTTGTTGGGCGCACTAGAGCTTGAAGGGCTGGACATCCTGTGCGGTAAAAAGTTTTATGTAGCCATTGTGCAACCACGGATGGATAAAGACCCAATCCGTAAAGTTGAAGTGCCGGCTCGATCGTTGATTGCGTTTCAAGCGTTTCTCGAAGGAAGGTACGAGAAGGTAAAAGAAGACCCAGAATACCGCCAAGGCCCATGGTGCCAGTTTTGTAAAGTCAAAGGCGTGTGCCCAGAGCTTAAACGCATCAGCAACGTCACGACTAAAACCGATATTGAAGGTGATGTTACGTCGTTACCGGAGGTGGAGCAGTTAAGCATGGACACAATCAGCAAGGTACTAGAAAACGCCAGTGCTATAAAGAAGTGGTTGACAGCGGTTGAGACCTATGGTTATAATCTAGCGTTAGAAGGTTGTGAGATTCCGAGACATAAATTAGTATTAGGTGGCCGAGCCACCAGAAAATGGATTAGTGAGAGTAAAGTTGCTGAAGAATTACAGAGCAAATATGGCCTCGATATTTTCGATATTAAACTCAAGTCTCCAGCCCAGATGGAAAAGTTAGTCGATGACAAGGAGGTTGTGCAACAATATGTAATGGTGCCAGAGAAAAAACCGGTACTGGTTTCGGACACCGATAAAAGAGAGCCTTATAATTTAGGCAACGAGTTAACAAGTTTATTAGAACAAGGAGATTAAAATGGCAAAACAAAGTTACAAGAATAATGTGGTCACCCCAGTGGGCAGACTATCGTACCCGTATTTAGTAGATAAGTTAGTTACTCAAATAGAAGGTAAGGTAGTCGAGAAGTGGTGCGTAGACTTGCTATTCCCCAAAGACACAGACCTATCGTTGTTAAATAAAATCGTTAAGGATTTAATTAAAGAACAATGGCCAAAAGCCACGCCCGAGTTGCTTAAGAAGATTCGAGGGCCCTTTAAAGAGGGCAACGCAAACCTCGATAAAGAAGGTGAGATAAAGGCTGGGTACGAAGATATGATTTATGTTTCGTTGGATACTAAAAACCAAGCTCCGATACTCAAGCACGCTACCGGCGAGCTTATGACCCCAGAGGATGGACGCAATGAGTTGTACGGTGGGTGTTATGGTCGCGCTTTAGTTAACGCCGGAACGTATGACCACCTTGGCAATAGGGGCGTTAAGTTCTACCTAGCCGCTGTCCAAAAGCACCGAGACGGTGAGCCAATGGGCGACGGTAAAACGACGTCAGCCCAAGTCGATAAACTTATGGAGGCGTTTGACGATCAAGAGGCCGCAACAGATAACTCAGATTTGTTGAGCTAAGGCGCACTCATGCTATATATCGACTTCGAAACAAGGTCGTATTGCGACCTAACAGCCAGTGGTTCGTGGCGATACGCACAAGACCCAACTACCGAGATTTTGTGCATGGCCTACGCTTTCTCAGATACTGAGCCTAAACTAGTAATAGGCTCAGAGCTGCCAGATATAGTAGCTTTGCACATTGATATGGGCGGGATCGTTGAGGCGCACAATGCCATGTTTGAGCGAGCATTATGGGAGTCTATATGCGTAAAGAAATATGGATGGCCAGAGATAAAGCCGGAGCAATGGCGATGCTCCGCAGCATTGTGCGCCCGATGGGGCGTCCCTCGAGATTTGAAGACTGCTCCAATCGCCTTGGATCTACAAGAACATAAAGACACCGAAGGCCGGACTATCATGCTTCAACTAAGTAAGCCCCGAAAGACTAAAGACGGGCTTGCCTATCTCGAGGACGATACTAAACTCAAGAAGCTGTACGACTACTGTCTTCAAGACGTTCGTACTGAACGAGCAATTAGCCATCAGTTCACCCAAGACTTTGGTTTTGAGAAGAAAGTGTGGGCCCTAGACCAGCGGATCAATTACCGTGGCGTACCCGTTGATCGGCAAGGCGTCGAGAACGCACTAGAGCTACTCGCCCTATACGCCGAACAGCTTGATAAAGAAGCCAAAGAAATAACCGGCGGTATCGCAGT